CCTGTGAGGCAACAACGGAATATTTCCTCCTTTTTTTACTTTCCTCTTTTTAATTCTAACAGGTATTATGGTAACGAATTTTATATTACTTTCACAATGTTTCACGTGAAATGTAAACTCTAGATAGCATATAAGCACAAAAGTGCGTAAACTACCACAACACCAAATTATGGTTGTGTCACTTTTGCTATAAATGAACAAGGGGGAGGAGAAAGCGAGGAAATTTACTCGCTTTTGCTTTTTTGCTGGCTTCGCCAGCCTAACTTACTTGAGTGTTCGACCAACGGAAATGTGAAAAAGAACATAATTTTGACGTTTGAAAAGCTCCTTCGTCGCAATTCAAACGACAAAATTATTGTCCTTTTTCTGCTCCGCTGGGCGCACAACATAATAAACGTCACGACATGGAAAATTTGCCTACGCAGAATTTTCTAATGTCGCAACGTCTATTATGTTGCGCTCAATGATTAACGATAACTGGCGATTAGGGCTTTCAGCCCTATAACCTGAGTTCCGCCTAGCGCGCGGAACCGAGCGCGTTTACGCTCCGCGGGCTCTACCGAGGGTGTTCTTTGGCATTGCCCAAAGAACCAAAGGCTAGTGTTTTTCATAGGTATTGTGTGCCTAGCGGATTGAGTTCAAGTAACTGGGTTGTCGTTTCCTTCTGCGGAAACTCGCACGTAGATATAAAATAAATGCGCACGTACGTAAATCGCACGCGCGCAAATGTTAATCTTTAGCATGAAACCATAGCCAACGAATGGCAGCAACCATCAAGGCTAGAAACAAAACAAAAGGTGCAAGCACCAAAATAAACGGAAGTAAATTTATAAATCTGTCCATACATTAATAACGATGAACACGAAAAAATATTGTATTACTTTCCGGTTAGACCGTGACGACCCTTCCAAACATCATAATAATCTTCATCATGGAAGTCAAGCCAATTCTCCTTTTGCTGACGTTCAGACTGTGCACCGGCAATGCCAGCTTCAAAGAATATTCTATCGGTAACAGCTTTAACAGTATCTTGCTTAATCTTGTTATCAGTCTTAGCGGAAAGAGTAGCCTCAACCTGAGTTTTAACTTGTTCACGAACAAGATTTCTCTGTTCGCCAAGCAACAAAGCATTGGCAGCATTGACAGAAATTTCTGAAAGAGACTTCTGAATATCAACCTGCAACTTACGAGGAAGATACTTGAGTTCAGTACGCATAATCTCAGTTTGTACTTGAGACTGAACCTTATTAGTAAGATTGAGCTCAGCAACAGAATCAAGTACTTTACCTTGTTTTTGAGCGTTTTCAGCCTCATACTGCTTTTGCTTAATCTGAGAATCAGCAGTAGCAGAGTTGATAAAGGTATTAACACGTAAATTCTTTGCCTGCTCTTCTGACAACTGTCCTTCCTTGACTAACTTGTTAATGGTAGCCTCGAGTTGGGCAGCTCGATAATTACGCTCAATACTCTGAATATCGGCTTCAACAGAGACAGAACGAGTTTGAGCAGCATCTAACTGATTTTGCTGGAAGGTACGAGACAAATTATTAAAACCTCCAGCAATATTCTGCAAATTGTTAGCATACTGAGAAACCTCTTCAGCAGGGTTAAGCATCTGGGCAGCTATGGCATCAGGACGATTACCGGAAGTGGCAGCACTTTCAGCATTACCACCATTCATCTGGGCAATAGCCAAATTAGGGTTAATGCCAGCTTCTTCAAAACGCTTACGTTGAGCAGAAGGAGTGTTATAGGCAAGTTCCTCTTGCCATTTTTCATAATCGTACTGCTTTTGCTCTTGCCACATCTTATAATTAAGTGCATTAGTCTTATCAGCAATACGTTCATTAGAAGCATTAGTGGACTTAGTCTTTGCACCAGCACCACAACAAAAACAACCAATAGAGAAATTAAGACCAAGAGGTCGGAAAACTCCGGCACTTTTCAATAGGACTTGCAACATAATCGATACATTGAAATTGAACAAAAAAATCACTAGACCATGCTGCAAGAATCAAAAATTCAAGCAACCATTGGGTAGTGAAATCATTTAAACCGCTAGGGCATACACTAAAGTGCATAACCCTAGCAGAGACATTAGACATCATAAGAATTGAAACGCTTAACCAAATCTTTAAGACCAATTTCAAGCTTAGTAAGCTCTTCTTTCTTAAGAGAATCCTCAACTTTCTGCTTTTCAGCATCAAAGTCAAGCATAAGCTGTTTAATCTTCTGAGAGCGGTCAGAAAGAAACTGTTGAAAACGAGAATCAGTCTGTTTAACGAGTTCGTCATCAGAGAGAGAATCAAGTTGCTGACGCAACTCAGGAGACAGAGAATCAGAAACAGACTCAAAACGAGCGAGAATCGCATCCTGCAAGTTACGAGAGCCTACCAACTCATTAATACGAGAAAGAATGAATGAATCTGAGTGAACAGAGACAGAATCACCAAAACTTTCTATCTGCAAGTCTTCGCCAATGGGAGAGACATAAGCAACACAATCATTGTTTTTTAAACTCATAATCGTAAAAATTAACCGGAATATGGAAGACCATAACGAGACAGACGTCTAATTACGTAAGCCATATTTACCAAACCAACAAATAAGTTATCATCTTGGGTCAAATTCGTTTTCTCATTAAGAAAAATTGATTTGACCAAATCAGGGCGGCAATTAAACAACTCAGGAGCAAGACGATTAGGTAAATTACCAGAACTAGAAGTACCCTCAACAAAAATCAAAGAACGTAAGCGAGAAAGATTAAGACCGGTGACCCAATTACTCAAACTATAGCAAAATTCACCGTTGTATCTATCGAAGCTGGTCTTATATTCCGAATAACGAGGAGCATAACCATATGAAGTTGAAGGTTTAACCTGAAGAATAGAGGAATAACCATCATGAAAAGAAGGCATACAAATCTCACCAACAACAGTTTGCTGCATACCAATAGAATCCAACTCCGGAATAACAAAGTCAGAGGCATCGGTTTTCAAAAGAGTCCTATCAACACCAACATGAGCATAATCAAGAACGGGGACGCAGCGATAAATACCGAGAACAATACCATAAGTATCAGCAGTAAACTTTATTTTAGCGTGACCTTGACCAAGAGGAGCAGCCTTAATAGCAGTAAACTGAGACCAATCAGCGAGATTTGAGTTGATCTGAGGATTGATATCAATCATAGAAGAAGCACCACCGAGAAAGTAAGAGACAGTATCGGAATGCTTAGGAGTAACACCAAAATGAGCCTCAATCTGAGAAACAAAATCACTATCATTAGCAAGCTGAATCTCCTTGTACTTCTGTAACGCAGTAGCCTGACGCAAAGCAAGAACACTCAATGAACTGGATAAATCAGTGCTAATAGAAGCTGAACCAGTAGCAGAACCCAAGTTAAGATTAACAATGGACTCAGAACCAAACTGAGGAGTAGGCAAAACACCATTAAAGTAATCCAGAGGCAAATTGCTGAAACGCATATCTAAGAGGGTAAGATTTTCTTTACCTGAAAGTTTATTTTTCCAAGGCAACAGAGATGAAATATCCAAAGAACCTGATTTATCAGGAACAAGATAATCAACATTACAGAGGTAGGCATTATAAGGCTGCCACTGACGGTAAGTATAATGGTCATTACATACCTTATGATAAGCAAGCAATCTGAAAATAGACAAATTCAAGTTAAGTTGAGTATCAGAAGAACCAGAAGCACCAAAAGTATCTAACTTATAATGTGCCTGATTAGAAGCAATACCAAAATTCTGCTCAGGAAAATTACCATAACCAAGCATTTGTAACAACTTAGCAGAACATGCCCAGCGATATTCACCATTATTATTTAAAGCGGGAGTCAAAACAGTAGTAGAAGAAAGAGAATCAATACCAGCATTTGCCTGCGCAGTCAATTCCTCATGTAAAGCCTTATACTGAACAAAAGGCATCTGAGTTGTAATCTTACTATTAGAAGTGAGACCCGTAGCAACACGAGAAATATCAGCACCGTTAGATGTTGAAGTCATATTCATAACCTGAGAGTCAAAGTACTTCCAGAGCTGAGAATAAGGAACAAAAAAGAATTGTACATTCTCGCGGAGACGAGTATACGCAGCCGAATCAAGAGGAGCAGTACGGGTAAAGTAGGAGGTATCCAAATTAATGGTATCTCCTGGATTAAGCTCAAACACAGAACATGGAATCAATTCACCGACTTTAGCGGTGAAAAGATTTCTGTGCGAAAGATCAAAAGAGTTCTTCGAGGTCTTGTTTTTGAGACCATGAAGACCCATAATATTAGAACGATTAGCCATAAATTATTGATATAAATGTTTATATCTATCTCCAATAGAACGATGTTTAATCAAGTGTTCATGAGAAGAGACAGACTGAGAAACAAAGTTAATAAAATCAGAATCAGGGTTAAGATACTCGATGACAGCAGTAGGAGTAATAAAACGTCTACTAAACCAACCATCGAAATATTTTTTATCTGACTCAAGAGCAGTATAGTGCTCACGATAAAGGGATAAGTTAAGGAACTTATAGAAGTTACACCAAATCCGATAATAATCAGCTAGGGAAATCCCGAGCCAATCAGCCAATTTACAAAAATTCTTACTAGCATACAAAACATTTTTAATAGGTAAAACATCATCAGGAGTCTTAGAATGCTTACACAAATCGAAAGTGGACTCCAAATTAACTAATACATCAGCAATATCACTAGGAATCTCATCAAGAGGACGAGAATAGTAATAATAAAACCAATTCTTAAGCCATTGGGCCTGATTACTTACTCTGTAGTAACCGGACAAACGTCCGACTTCTTGCCACAATCCAAATAAGTAAAATACTTTTTCACGAGACATATTAACAAATCCAGTGAAGACGGGGAAGAATCGAGTGTAATACGACCTCCAAATGGTATAAGGAATCTGAGAGCCTTTGCTAGAGTAACGATAGTGGAGTCTGAAAAACTCGAAGTTTTCTGACTGAATAGCATTTTTAACTTCTTGTTCGTCCAGAACCTGACCAAAGAACGTGGAGTGCAGAGAGTGGGGTCTACTAAGAGCCGACAAGACGAGGGGAAAGCGAGTACTGCTCGTAACATATCCGGAAACATAGTAGTAAGCGGACTTGTTTGTACGTTCCGTAGTCGTAAAACCGAACTTCCAAAGCGAATGAATAGACTCTGCACAATCATTCTCGGTGTAGAACTTGAGGTCAGGGTTTTCTCTGAGTTCCTCAACCGTGGGATAGTAGCAGCATTCCAAATCTCTTGCCAACTCATCCGAGTCGAAGAATAGTAACAAATGCCAATGCGGACGCAAAGAGTTTGTGCCGTATTCACCAATGATGTAGTAGCGCAACGAAGCGTCATAGTTTCTTTTTGCATATTGTCTAAAACGTTTAATAAATCTCTGAATATCGGGATAATGCAACAGATAAATTACGTCATGAGGAACAAACTTATGAGAACGAGAATAAAGACGAGAATACTCGTCACGTTGAGAACAAAGCTGACCGATAGACTTTTCAATATCTGCATCATAATCCAAACAATAAGGCTCAAAATACTTATCAGTCTTAAGACGAGGGGTAAGTATCTCAAACTCGGCAAAAGAACCAAAATCTGCGTCCATAGGTACACGTACAGCAGGTACATTTGCATCATCATAAGTAGGATTGACAAAATAACAATACTTAGCGTTAGACTCTTCGAGAGCCAACATAGTAGAAAGCGACTTTTGTCTAGATACCTGACAACACTCACAATGGCGGCATGGATAGAGGAACACGGAAGAACCTCTATGAATAGAAACCGGAGACGTGCACTTAATATATGGACGAAGATTACTCATTAATACCGATATTTGAAATTACGAAAATAATCACTAGAATGTTCCACAAAAGTAGTATCCTGAATGAGGACTGTACCACGACCATGGAACTGAACAGCACGAGAAGACGTGCAAGACGCAAGAGCGGAAATGCCAAGGGCTGAACCAATCAAACCTAAGGCATAAATCAAAACCTTAATAATAATCTTTAATACTTCTTTATTCATATTTAAATTATATAAGTGAATAGAAATCACGATTGACCGAAGAATAAAAAGTACTCAAACGAGCAATATCCCAAAACTCAAAAGTACATTCAAGCAATTCGAGAAAATGCTCATAGTAACCAACATGAACAGCGAAATGGAGAGAACGCAACGGAGCATTTATAGGGTCATCACCATCAAGGTAATAAACTACACACCGATAACACTTAAACCGAGGTTTATGTTTACGTCTATTCTTTCTCATAACCTTAATTTTTTAAGAAATCACGAAGAAAGGCAGCACAACAACACAAATCATCAGCGGTACGACACATTTTAGAATCATCATCATAAACATGGTCAGGAACAAAACCGTTATCCAAATCACGCAAGAGAGACCGGATATTCTTTTTTAAATAATTAAACTCTTTTCTTTTCATATGCAGAAAATTTTATTTTTACATTAAACAAATCAATCAGAAACGTTAAGTAACTGATAACGAGTACAAAGATAAACACTATTTATTTATAACAGGTATTATGGTAAATAGGCGTTATGAGAAAAAGAAAGAGGTGAAATTTGGAGCCTGAAAATGGAACCGGTT